ACTCAAAGAGATATCTCTAATAAAAGAGATCATCTAAATCACCAGAGATGATTTAGACGAAAGAGAAGAAGGACGGCGGCGGGTCGTCCGAGTCTTCGTCAGAATTTAGATCTTCTATTTCACATAAGAGACAGCCTCCAGATACTATACCTTTTTCGGTGGATAAAGCTGCTCACACTTGAACCTCTGAGAGAAACTGACTATCTGTGAGTTTAGGTCAGCTGGAAGATCTATCATTTCAACTATCATTAAATCAATTGTAAGATCACGAATCACTAGAAGAAGAGGAAGAACGAGAATAGCTGCGAGATTTTCTTCATTTCTATCTTCATAATCTTCTAATTTCATCAAATATTCTATCTTGATGAAATGCTTCTTGAGACACTTTAGCTTCCTCTGGATCTATTCCTATTACACCGGGAGGGGATTACAAGTTGTTGACATAGGATATTAGAATCTCATATGCGTTATTAAAATCCGCAAAGAGAGGGACGAAGCCAGGTCAGCTCTCTTTAGACAAGACATCTTTGAAAATCTTTATAGAATCCAGATAATATTCCAAACTTGGTTTATCATATTCAAAACTATTGTTGTTTACAGGTAGTTATAGGCTCTTTGCTTAATTTTAAACTGGTTATGCTCCGGTAATAGCATCCGAGACTAAAACTCATCCTCAGGACTTGATGATTGTTTAGCTTCCGTGCATTTTCTCATCTTTGATCTCTTCGTGTCCTGCCTCCAGGTCGTCAGTGAAGAGCTTCCTCAAGAATGTATCACTCTGTCATGGCCAGAAGGTGTAGTTGTAATTGAATTGCAACGTAACTGGGAAAGCCATTGTAGCACCAGAGTCTGTCGTGACATAGGGTCTATCAAGGATAATCCAACCAACTTCCTCACTCAAAAATTGAGTTAGAGAAGCATCTTCATCCTGGAAGTACAAATTAGTGTTGTTAATTGCAATGTTCATAGTCAACTCATCATGTGTCTTTAAACTAATAGTCTTGGATATTTTGATGAGTTATGTAACTGTAAGATTCGATGCGTTGAATAGGGATCCCAACCTCATCTTCCCTACGTAAGCTACTCCGGATCAATTAATTTAAGGACCTAACAATTTCACATTGAGTTGACTCGCCCATATAAAACTATCGTTAGTAAATGATATAGGATCTCCTCCATAACATTGGACATATGATTGAGATAGAGTCGTCAAAGCGGCTATATTTAGTGGGAAAGTGGCTTCTTGGTTAGGCTAAAAGTTTTGGATAGAGAATCCTGAGAAACGGGTTGAAGTCTCAGTATGAGCTATCAGAGGGGAGTACAGAATCATTGTGTAATTACCAGCTCCCAATTGTACATTCTGAGTGTTCTCCCCCGTTAAGGCTCCTGATTTTTGAACTATGCCATCATGAACAAAATAGGCCCTATGTTGCCCAGGATGAGCTCAGGCATGCAAAAATTAAGAATAATAAGACAATTTTGAAACCTAAAACTTAACTGGATTTTATATCTGTAGGAATTTAGAATCTTGTCTTACTTGTTTTCTTTATCTTCCATTCTGTCATCCTTTGTTTCAATTCTTACCATTTCTTTAGTTGGGTCTTGGATTCTTTGGTTGCTGCTAAGATTAAGGTCAAGAAGCTTCTTGCTAAAGCGCTTACGCTACTTTCTTGACCGTTTTGGTGGTTATTTCTTTCTTAAACATTCTAATTATTATGTAAATGGCAGGATACGCCTGCATCGATATAAGAAGAATTGGATCCTGATATAATCAAACGATTATCTACGTGTACTCGATGTAGCTCTTATAGGCTTAACCCTAGATATCAAGACAAGGCTAAGTCAATTTATATCTTATGACATTCTTCTATCTTCTCATCCCAGAAATTCTTCTTTATGTAAGTTCGATAGAAAGTCAAAATTGATTCATCAGGGACAGGCATCTTCTTCATTCAGCTCTCCAAGAGAAACAATAAACTTGGCAACGGTAGCTCAGCTTGGAGAGATTCATACAGACATCAGATGTAAGCAGAAGGGTTTCATCTAAAGAGCACATTCTCTCCTACATACTCTTATTTTTGGTGAACAAGCTTGATGGGATCTCAAAAAAGATACCAACCTTGGTAATACTTCTTATCTCCTACGTGACAAGCATATTTACTGCAGAAATCTATGTTCCACCAATCTTTAACTGAATATTCCTTTATGATCTGCCCTAAGCCGTGCTTGATTTAAAGATTTTTGTCGTGATGAGCTAAACTTTACATTTTAGAGATAAAAGAATCTTTATCCTTATGATGAACCCATACTACTAGATCATCTCCAGCTGCTAAAATCTTTGGCTCTAAACCTAATTCATAGATTGCATAATATGCATACATAATGCTCCGTAGAGTATTCCCTAAAGTGGTCAGAGTTGGATGTCCTGAAAATGTGGTACCTTCTAACTTGAAGAGCTAGAAATCATTATTCCTCAACTCAGCAGGGACCCTAGATTTACAAGAAACACCCGGAGATGGTACATAAACGTCAAAGACAAAATTTTTACAATTGCTTATAATTAGGTGGACTAATTTCTTCACATCAATAGGGAATCCCAAATTCTCCTATATCATATTCAAAATCTGATAGAGCCGAGGTTTATAGGACTCCCAGAACGTTGCATCTACTGCTTTCTATAGACTAACATGTTAATTGCTATCAAAAGCGGAACCATCCATGCTAATAGATACATAGTCGTTAGGGTTTTCGCCCAATATGTATTTGACACGCTCTTTCAATCCTTAGCTATCCAACCCGTGGCAGAATTAAGGCAATATTAGTTTACCGTCTAAAACACTCTTGAAATCCCTGAAAATATACTATTATATATAGGTGAGTAAACCGCAACCCTCCTTACTTGGTACAAAGATGTTTCAAGGTCATTCAGCAAGGTCATTTACATTTTCATGATCATATTTTGTGTATGTTTCTCCAGATTTTACCATAGTAGAAAAATAGACATCAAAATCTTTCTGATTTGCTGATTTGAGCTGTTTAAAGAGTTATTCATAATATTTGGTCTTCTTGGAGGTGCTCCATTGAGTTTTAGATGATAGCCAATCTTAAGGATTGATGAAAGCTAACGGCAACTTCGTACATCAACCTGACAAATTTTTGAATACTCGTCAGGCTAAAAGACTCAACCTATCAACTATGAATGGGTCTGGCTCTAATTTATTTGAATTATGTCTAACCATAAAAGCTGAATAAGAATTATTGAAACTTTTAGAATCGTACTCATAAGTCTAGAGATCCTAACCATTTTTCTATATACTGTAACCGACACTCACAGCTTTGACTGCTCGTACTTTAACTTCTTTCTAGAGCAGGGAAGTCAATACATTCAGAGACTGTTTATTCACTTCCTTAAATAATCTCAGTTGTGGAGCTAAGTGTTCTATAACAGAAGGATTCTTAGAAAAATAATAATCTTTTTCATCGATAAGGACTTACTAAGACTATTCCATCAAAAGGCTCTAAGGTGGCTTAATTTTATTCTTAGATTGATTCCAAGGTAGATCTTCTCAATCTAGCTAAACGACTGGATCTTAGTAACCTATCAAGATTTGATTTGTTTATGGATAATAGATTTTCTTCTTATCAGTTAAGAAGAAATGATACCAGCATTTCTTTTATGTAGGACATCAAACACCGTCTGTCAATACCATCTAAATAGGCTTCTTCACAACAAAATGAACAACGTTGATAAGAATAAGCAAAAGTGGCTCGCAGGTTTTAAGAATGTAGCATAGAGACAGGGCAATCAATATTACTGGTATGAAATTTGCTCTTTTAGTCCCTAAGAGGTTATATTTTTCCTGTTTGACTATCTGTTTGTTTAAGTAAATCTCATTTAGTATATCTTGAGGTCATCCACTTATAGTTAAAGTTCATGTATGCATTGGCTTCTCTAGTATATTTCCTAAACCAACTGTAAACCTTTTATTTTGTTTCTCTGCATCAGTGAGTAGATCATTGAAAAAATTGCTTTATAGATAACAATCAGAGAAACTATCTGCTCTAGGAATATAAAAGTTTTCGTTGTATTACCTTGAGTTATACCTCCCGAAGAAAACTCTCAGATAACCTAGATCAATCAATAGGTCACAATTTTTCACTGCCATATTACTATGAGAATACACATTCATGGTACCATTCGTCCTCATGTTAATCATTTATGATCCATCCTTGGAAAATATACTGTATTCTCCTTCCATTAAGGGAAGATAATATCTTCCAGGAACTTATTCAAATAGCAGACCAGTAACATAAAACAGAGAATTTAAACAGTTGCTAGGTATACTAGGAATGTAGTAATGAGTGTCATTCATTACGAAGTGCTTCTTTCTAGCCTGAAAATCCAATTTCTTTAACATGAAGTCCCAAGATAAGAATTCTTCGAGAGTCGCTTCTATTACTAGTGACTAGATCAAAGTTGTAGGCAAGCTAGTTATGGGGTTAGATTCATAATAGGTGTTATCATAATCCCCTAATCTAGGTCGAATGCAAATGATGTACTACTCATCCACAGATAACAACTCTGAAACGATTCGATAATTGTCTTTAGTAACGTGGATCACTTCTTTATCACCTGGATAGACCTTTGAAGATAGCTTTATAAACTACTGATACTTAGAACCGAGATCAAATATCAGTGATCTTGAATCAGATGTAAAACACTTAAAAGCATCATTAAGAGACCTGGTGTACAATCAGTCGATAATAGAACGGAGATTGTTATGTCCTCCGTGGCTGTTTTGACACTACTATTCGATCTCTTCTTTAGAGAAGACCACACCTGCCTTAGCACACTAGTTAGCGAAAGCTTGATTCATTCAAAAAGAAGGAGTGCTCTTAAACACTTTAAGCTACTAGTCATAAGAGATCTTTGCTTTCCCGTTCGTCATCTTCTCAGAGGAGACAGAAGTGTTTAAAAGTGAGCCGTCATACAAATCTAAAAGAGCATATTTATTTACTTGACCTGCTTCTCTTCTATTAGTAACCTATAACTCCACTGTGAATATTTCCCTATCCTCAGGCTTCTCTCAGGTTTTCTTTTGTTTAAGACTTATTAAAAAGTTCAACACGAACAGCACCAGGCAAACTAGTGGATTGAAAACCTTAGAAGTAATATATCTCAACTTAGAAAATTTGTTTTCAAGTTGTTGTCATTCCACCCTGATTTGCAAATCTTTGTCTCCATTGTCATAGAAAGCTACACACACTTGCTGTTCTAGGTCGTCTATATTCTTAACTCCTGAGAGATCTACAGATTTTCCGAGAGATTGACTTAGTTTTGAACTAATAGATTCTTTCTTTTCCAGATCAAGAGGGAATTGATCATCTAATTCCTCGTATTGTTCATCACTCAGTTATAATAGATTTTATACTAACAATCTATTTTTAGACAGGTCTTAGGATACATTCCACTACAGTGGGTTCTTTGAATACTCAATATAAAACTTTGGGTTGACAGTCTTCAATTATTCAAAATCGTTTATTTTCTGATCTTTTTGGTCTAAAAGATCCAGTCTCTACCTGTCAAAAGCATCTCGCTATCTCTTAGCTTGTTCTAACTAGTCTTTAGGGAGATAGGCCAAATGTGACTCAAATGAATCTCGGTTACAGAAGATTTCTAAAGTATCACCCTCGACTATGCACCCGTATTATTACTAGATGAATGAGTTAAGTTATTTAACCGAGACAGATGTATCTGCAGGTAAAGATGTCCTTAATTTTACCCATTCAGATTTTAATAATTCAAAAGAGTTTCAAATTCTTTCGTCTTTCCATTAGCCTTAAATGTTATCACAATCATAGGATAAAGCAAAGGTAAAAACTTCAGGTGAAGTGTAATTTATTACCAATCTACTGCCCTTGAAAAATCCAGATCGAGGAATTGCTAACAAAGGATAGCTCATATCCAACATGTATGTACACAATAATTCACTGCAAATGTTCCATAGAGCATTACAGGTGTCTTCCCAAGTTTAAGTTTAAAGGATTTTCTATATTAGTTGCTTACTGTGGTCTACTCAGGCTTGATCTCAGTCAACAAAACCGAAGTAACTTATTCCTTTACTTTCTTCTTAGCTACAAAACCTTTCGAATGAAGCTATTAGTTCAGCATGCCCCTCAAATGGTTGTTTATTCAAAATACAACCCTTACCTCCAGATGCATTTTACTTGTAATAAAAACCCTGATTATGACACTCGAAATATTACCAAAGGTCTAAACAAGCTTAAACCACTTTAGAGAGAAATTCTTTGGTCTACACCTCAAATATCTTATGCTAACTACCTTAATCAGCTATTTTCTTTAAATCGTTGTCGTCTAATATTTAGAGACAAGGAAGAGCGAAAAGAATATTGTGTTTAGCAAAGACATCGATAGGATAATTATTAGGATCACACAGCATGCTACCGGTTAAATCAATGGTTTGTTTCTATTAGATTTAAGCTGGTTCCTTAAGTTCATAAAGATCTATATTCAGTCTTTCGATGTCTGTCTTCAACTGATCGTACCTAGTCACAAAACTAGCCATGTTCTTGCAGACATGTGAGTCATGAATCTTTTTGAAATCTTTGGCGAAAATAGGAATCCACCCATCGGTTTTCTTTAATTCAGAATATTCGTGAGTTATTTTCTAATGCACGTCATCAATAAAAGTATTGAAACAAAGCATCCAACCCCATGAGTTTACAAATGTGTGCAATTTCAGACCCTTGTCTCCAAATACATCTGTGGGATAATATCCAGGCATTACTGAAAATACAGACCCTATCTATAGTTTTTGCCCGGGTCCAGGGGATTCCAAGACTCGCGAAAAGCCAGCAGGTAAGAAATCGGTCAGTTTAGCGTGATGGATAGTTAATCTGTAAATTCTATCTCCAAATAGGGATAGTGTCAAGTTTAAGAATCTATATTCTTAACCTATATGACGAGTAAATAAACCGTAGGGGGTAATAATCCAATCTTTATATTTAAGATAAGGATTGTCAAGATCATCTAGGACATCTATTAAATGGCATTCCTCATCTTTAGACTGCAAAATATGAGGCTCGTGTTATATCAGTCTTAAGAGAAAAGATAAAGCCACTCCATCGAATCTATCTCCAGACCTTAAAGCTTACTCTAATTTGAATCTGTTGATCTGATAAGGAGATGCAAACCTTTCTAGAACACTCTGAGGAGAAACTTTAATCAAGTCAGTAGGCTTGTATGTTAAGCTTGAGAAACAATAATCTAGGTCTCTTCCTTATCTACCATGAGCTACTTTATCACTTTTAGTGATATATCCTTCAAAGAAATTGGACAAATGTTCAAAATGAGCGTCTGGGGATATTGAAATAGGAATTGGATTAGATGCAATCAGATCAGCATTAGCTTTCAATTCTTCTATAGGTTCATTGATCAACTCGTAAGAAGTGATGGTGATTGTGACTTTCTTTGAGTGTCTGATAATGGAGTCAGGGAATAGGTAAGGGAATGATTATCTCAGTAATGTCATTCCTCGCTTAGTTACTTGAGCATAAGGCAATATCAGGGCTGACAGTGCTCGGCACTCTATGAAGAGATCCATGTCTTTCAACTTGTGAGCCAATGTCATCATGCTAATGAAGCTAATTTCATGGTCAATAGATCCCTCAACTACATCGAACTTCTTCATCTTACACACCATTTGTTGAATTTTATTCCTGATGTCTTTCTGATTTCACTCCAGGACAGTCATCTGGTTTTCAGGTTTGAATCTAGGGTGTTCACTCTCTTTCAATTTGTAAGTTTTCTTGTTCGTGTATGCATCCAACTTGACAGGAATAGCTTCCCATCTTTTAGATTCCGAGTCGACAGGTTTCTTAGACTACTTCTTTCTCATTTATCTGTATTTCTCATCTGACACTCATAGATTCCTGAGAGTTTCTTTGTCTTCATTAAGTCCACAGGACAGTCCCATCTTATTCTTTAGAATTCTCATTGCTTGAGTAGCTTCAAACAATGAATCGAATCTCAAACTATCCCTACCTCTATGTAGACATAAAAGGTATCTACCTTTGTAAAGAGAACAAAAAGTTTCTAGATGCTTGGTAAACTTCTTCCCTACCATAACGTGACAATATAGTTGCTGGGGAGCCAAGACCGGTTCGAAATCTTTATTTTCCTCTACATCAAGGTCTTCAATAGGCACTTTGGGCTCTGAATATTGGACTTCTCTGACGAAAGCTAATAAATAATTCTAGTTACCAGCAACAAGCATCATTTTGTCAAAACAGACTCTGGGGACTTTTAATCCTTTCATTGAAGCTACAAAAGCGTGCGAGCCCATAAAGTCATAATTCTGTATAGTGACCAATCTTCTAGAGAAAGAGGTCCAAGAGGAATGTAAGGCATATAGCTCAGTAAAATTGATGCTACTTTCTAAACCAAGGAAATCTAAGATACTGTCTACTCCATCAGCGGGTAAACCGGCAGGCCAGTTCTGTTTGAAGATAGTACATAAACTCTTTAAGTCAGTCTGATCAACGTCTACTTCTCTTTCTTTATCATCTTTCTTATAGAAAGAGGCGCAGGCTAAAATACCATAAAAATAACAATATCCATTTGGCATACTATGAAGTCGAATAGCCTCGCACTCGGTGTACTGACGGGATTGGAAGAAGCTCTTGCTTCCTTGAGAGTTACTCTTTAGACATTCAGCTATCACCTCATCTTCTACAGAAGGAACGCGCTCCTCTCCCCATAAAGCCGGAAGTAGTTCTTGCGCGAAAAGAACTAGATCCTATGGCATCTATGGGTGCGCAGCCTAACTGCGACTTTACAAATTTGTCAACCAAGTAACAATCGAC